TTATTGAACGTTGTGAGTCAGCAGCTGATAAGTTATCCCAGAAACACTTACGTATGAGGTTAGTCTAATGAGTAAGTATACTAAAGCAATTGATACAATACTTGCTATCTTAGTGATAACAGGTGCTCTTGTGTTAGTCTCAGCTGTATTCATGGGGGTGCCCTATGCAGGAGTGGCATGAGTTTCTACTTGTCTTAAACACAGCTACGTTATTGGTAATGTGGCTAGTCTTAAAATACCCTGACCAAGAGGATTAACTAATGGGTTGTTCATTCGAAGTAACAACTAACGGCATGAAGACACAACGTCTCATGAGTAAAGCTTGCTTTGCAAGTATCAATGCTGTCATAGGTCAATCAGACCGTAACTACGGGGTATCAATTGATAGTGTCAAATACCTACCCTTCCTTGAACGCACATGGTGTACTGATGCTGATGCTACTATAGACAAGCATGTAATGCCTGATCCTATGACATGGGACGTAAGCTATGCGTGGTGGGAGTACCTAATGACCCTCAAGTTTGTAACAGATGGTCTGGTTAATACTCCAACTACAGAGTTAGCTATGAAAGATGGCTTCACTGTAAATGCAAATATGCCTGCAGATAGGGTAATGATTACCTTGTTCCTCCTAAGAGCCCCACAGTATCAAGCAGGTCTCGTTACGGATTGGCATAAGATGCAGACTAAAGATAGCATACACCCTGACACTGCATTCGTAATGACGTTCTGGCTCAATCACCACGAGAGGCACACAGCTGATCACGATTACCACATGTCTCCCTACTCCAGTACAGAGAGTGCTATCGTATACCCTGAGTACTTTACATTAGCTGGTGCTCGTATCATGCTCAATAGATTACTGTGTGATGATTACGATGCTGAACTGTATGGTGGTAAACAGGCTAATATGTCACGGACTAATAGCTATAAGAGGTTCCCTAATACAAACTTCAATGCTATCGGTAGATACTTCTGTAAGAAACCTGCAAAGAATGCTAAGCGTAACAACCTGCAAGTCATGATTAATAATCAGCAGGAACCAGATAACAAAGTTAAAACGCATTCAGAGTTATCAGAAAGGCGTTTCAGACCAAGAAGAGATGATGTAACACTTAACATTAAAGAAATGGCTAACCTATTGGAGGCTTAACATGCTACTACAAAATGTAACTGTCGGTGCTGACCCTGAAGTCTTCGTAGCTGACATGAGTGGTACTATCACATCTGCTATCGGTAAAGTAGGTGGTAGTAAAGATTACCCACGTCCTGTTATGGATGGTGGCGTTCAAGAAGACAATGTATTAGCTGAGTTCAATATCAATCCAGCTAAATCTAAGTTAGAGTTTGTCTGTAACATCTCATCTGTCATGGGTTCTTTAAGAAACATCTTAGAAAACAATAACTTACAACCTGTCATAGTACCTAGCCATAAGTTCACAGCTCAAGAGTTAAGTAACTTTGGCCCTGAAGCAATGGAGTTTGGTTGTAGTTCAGAGTGGAATGCTTGGGACAGTAAGGTAATGCCACGACCCAAAGGTGACAAGGTTAACCTACGTACAGCTGGTGGTCACGTACATGTTGGCTATGATAACCCTGATAGGTTTATAGGTGAAGACTTAATCAAGCTTATGGACTATGCTATTGGTGTGCCCTCTGTTCTTATTGACACCGATAAACATAGAAGAAAGCTGTACGGCAAGGCTGGCTCCATGAGACACAAGCCTTATGGTGTAGAGTACCGTACCCTTAGTAACTTCTGGCTTAACTCTGATGAGCTTACCTCATGGGTCTATGATCGTACCTTATGGTGTACTCAGAATCTGCATAGGTTACCTGAGTTCGTATCAGCCTATGACCCTCAAACCCTTAAGCGTATCATTAACCTTAGCGATACTGCCTTGGCTACTGATGTAGTACATGAGCTATCACTGGAGACTGTATGATATTAGAACCAAACTTAGCTCAAATGAGCATACATGATATCCACGCTACATATAGTGGCACATACCTTAGGTTCAATACACCAGATGATGATGGATGGTGGACCGGATACGTAGACTCTGCAAGACGTGATGAAGATAAGTCTTACTTAGTTGTAACTAGGGGTGCCGATGAATCCAGACGCATAAGCTTAGAAGATAGTAAAGTAAAGGTATCCTTAGAGTACCCTAAGCTAGGTAACATCAACCAAAAGAAACACTCTTGGTATATAGATAGACGAGCAGTTAGGCAGTGGAAGAAAGGTCTACGCTTATCCTTGTTACGTACCAGAGTTAATGGAAACTGCATGCTTGAGTCCCTAAGGCCCTATGGTTACTCGTTAGATAACGAAGCTATTGATGAGATATACGAACCTACCTACACTAACTACTTCGAAGCAGTAGAGGGTGTATACCATGGTGACTTTATATCAAGAGCTATCTCACCTGAGTTTGCCATAGCTAACTTAGCTAACCTAAGTAAACCAGTCTTAATGTATAAGGGGAGAGCTGTAGGTACCTACGAAGATACAACCCTTAGTATTCACGAAGACCTATCTCATATTGAACCAATGATAAGGAGAATTGTACCAGATGGATACAACAATTCAATCGTTATACAACCTTAACCCACCAGCTGCACCACAGAAAAGGCTAGGTGACTTAGTAAGCACAACAAAGATCGGAGTTGAAGTAGAAGTAGAGGGTATGAATAGAATACCTTCAGTAAATGGATGGCGTAGTACCCGTGACGGTTCCCTAAGAGGCGGTGGAGTAGAGTATGTATTCCGTGGTCCTATTGGTGGATTGTCTGCTTGCAATAGACTACAAGCGTTAGAGGCTACCCTCTCAGAGTACCAACCTGTATTCTCTATGCGTACCTCTGTTCATGTACATGTGGACTCAAGAGACCTTACTTGGGCTCAAGTGTGTGACTTAGTTATACTCTATGCTATTGTGGAACCTTACCTCTTTGCTATATGTGGTTCGGAAAGAGCTGATAACATCTACGCTATGTCACTATACCGTGGTCAACACCAAGTAAGCCAACTCTGTGACATCATACGCTTAGGTCATAGATCTGTTGATAGCATGTGGACTAAGTATACTGCACTAAACTTAACCGCACTAGAAACCTTTGGGTCTCTTGAGTTCCGAGGTCATAAGGGTACGTGTAGTAAACCTGTGTTAGTCAACTGGATTAATCATCTGCTAGCACTCAAAGAGTTCACTGTTGACGAGACTAAAAGTGTAACTCATCTGCCAAGGTTACTTAGTACCCATGGTCCTCATGCATTATTGTCGGCTATCTTCGGTGAACGTCTGGTAAATGATAACATCTCCCGAGTGTATGAAGTAGAAGAAACTCTGTATGAAAGTGTGTGGGTAGCAGAAGACATTATCCACCATCGTCCTATGGTATATCACGAACGTGAAATCATAGAAAACAATCAAGGTCGTACCCAATTGGAAAAAGTAAGGGATAAATTATGTGTGGTTTAGTAGGTGTAATCGGTACTCGTATCAATCATGTGGACTCTAAAGTCTTTAAGCAACTGCTGTTTGTAGATGCATTGCGTGGTCCGCATAGCACTGGTGTTGCTGTTAACGGTATTGATAATAAAGTACAAACATACAAGAGGTCAGTTAATTCAACAGACTTTCTTCAACTTAAAATAGGTGACAAGATAGCAAGCACAACATGTACTGACTTCTTGCTTGGTCATAACAGATACGCTACTCAAGGTGCTATCAATGACGCTAATGCTCACCCGTTTACATACGGTAACGTAACACTAGCTCACAACGGTACCCTTACAGATCAAAGTACCTTGCCTGATCATAAAGATTTCGATGTTGATAGTGAGAACATTGCCTATGCTATGGGCTTAGCTGAAGACCCTGAAGAAGTAATTAGTAAACTTAAAGGTGCCTTCACTCTAAGTTGGTATAATGATTTCGAATGTAAGTTCTATCTGGTACGTAACGATGAACGACCTATGTTCATTGCTCGTAATCAATCTCGTGATGTATACTACTATGCATCTGAGAAACTTATGCTTGAAGCTATCCTATCACGTAACAACGTTGAGTATGAGATACAAGAGTTACCTGTGGGTCAGCTACAATCATTTGACTTTGATGTAAAGGCGGGGCAAGGTTGTAAAGTCTCAGTACGAAAGGTGAAGCTTCATCCCAAGCCATTACCTGCTCCAGTTACTTATAATAAGAATTGGGGAAACACTAGCAAACCTCAATATAACACGTACCCTACGCTATCTAAATATAAGATGAGTGTGGGTGAAGTAATTGAGTTCTATAGTCACGGCCTACCTGATACAGTTGAAACTAAAGCTAAAGGTACATTGTATGGTTGCTTTGTTGAAAACACTAGCCTAAGTACCAAGTGTTATCATCAACCTAACTCCGCCTTGGCTGGGTATTACACCGGTATTGTACAAAGCATGGTTAAAGACAACGGAATAGATACCATAGTTGTACGTGAGCCTGACCTGATAGAAGTAATAGCTGATGATAAGAACAACGTAGGCAAAGAATCATTAGTAAAGGCAGCAACAGAATCTTACTTAGTAACAACAACACTGGAGCAAACGCATGAGTAATGTATTAGTACTACCCTATAAACTAGGGAGTGAGTCAGCAAAGACACTAGCTAAGTCTATGTCTTTCAAACGTATGAGGCTAGAGAACTCTTCAGTCTCCGATAGTAGCGATAAGACTATCATCAACTGGGGTAACTCAACTGTAAACCTATCCCACCTGCCCTCTGTAAGGGTACTTAACAAGCCAGCTAGTGTACGTAAGGCATCACATAAGGGTGAGTTCTTCCAAGCTATCAGTGAGTACAACGTAGCTAACCCTGAAGCCCCTGTCAGTATACCTGACTGGACTACTAAGAAGTCTGAAGCTTGTGAATGGTATCGTGATGGTCATGATGTGGTATGCCGTGCTGTACTTCAAGGTCACTCGGGTGAAGGGTTGACTATCTCTAACTTCAAAGAAGACGTAACAGCAACCAAAGCTATACCTTCCTCTTTGCTGTACACTAAGTACGTAAAGAAACGTGATGAGTTTCGTGTTCATGTTATGAATGGTGTACCCTTCTTTGTACAGAAGAAAGCTATCCCTTACCACAACAGAGCTGAGATAAACTATCAAGTACGTAACCACTCTAACGGTTTTGTATTTACAATTAATGATGTAATGCCAGACGCATCTGTTGTATCTGAAGCTGTTAAAGCTGTTGAAGTATTAGGTCTTGACTTTGGTTCAGTAGATGTTATCTGGAACAAGAGACGTAAGAAAGCTACAGTAATAGAAGTTAACACTGCATGTTCTATTAGTGGTGAGAGTACAAAAGATCGGTATGTATCTGCATTCAAAGCTACCCTTGCTGGAGCTAAGCCTCTAATGTGGGATGTAACGTTAGTTAATAACAGTAACCGGAATAACTTCATTGGCCCTGTAGGTTATACACAAATTAACGTTGACAGTTGCCACGAAGATGGTACAATGCTTAGTCTATCTGGAGAAGTAATAGAGGAACTAACTCTTAGGCACCTTGAAACACCTGACCACACATGCCCAACCTTAAGATACCTTATGGAAGATGTACCTAGGTCCCAAAGACGCTCTCGTGTCTTTAGTATCGAAGGTTTCCACCCAGATATGGATTGTGATTGGGTTAAGATATCTACATGGCGTGATGGTGAAGAGATGCGACTACCATTCTGGGTACATCCTTCTCAACTAGAGAGGTGGTCTGCATGATAAATAAAGTAGCAGTGTACGGGTCACTCCGAGAGGGGTTCGGTAATCATCGAATCCTTGAGGGCTCTGATAAACTAGGGACTCATTGGGTTCCCGGCTATGAGATGTTCTCACTCGGAGCTTTTCCTGGAGTACGTAAAGGTAATACCCACGTGTTCACTGAGGTGTATGAAGTTGATGCTGATACTATGCGACGACTTGATATCCTTGAGGGGTACGGTGGTGAGAGTGAAGCTAACTTCTATGATAGAACAGAAGTCAATACACCATACGGAGATGCTTTCATGTACACTCTTGAAGGTCATCGGTATAAACAAAGTGAGCTTGTAAACAGTGGTAACTGGGCACACTTTAAAACTAAGTTGAAAGACTTAATCTAATCCAAGCGGACATTAACTTACCTATTGCAAGAGCATCAACGTAACATAAATTAATTTAAAAGGTAATAATTATGACTGCTATTCTTGGAACTTCAATCATCCGTGACGTAACCCTTAACTATGTAAAGGTAGACCCTGAGAACCCAACTGATCCGTTCGGTACTCTTCAGTGGGAATGCCAGATCGTAGCTCCTGCTGATCGTGCAGAAGAACTTGAGGGCTATGGCAATGTTAAGCCTGTCAAAGATGATCCAAGTCGAGTCGCTATCAACTTGAAGCGTAAAGCTTTACGTAAAGATGGTACAGAAAACGACCCAGTTGTACTAGTAGATGGCAAGAAGCAACCTATCAGTGCAAAGATTAAGATTGGTAATGGGTCTAAGGGTAACGTTAAGGTATATCGTAGAGAGTACGATGTAGCTGGTCGCCAAGGTATCTCAACTATCATGACTGCAATTCAAGTCACTGATTTAATTGAGTACACTGGTTCAGTAGACTTTGACATCGAGGGCACAGAGGCAGACGACTCTGAGTTTTAAAGTAACCTAGTTTACAACCTACTAACTGTAAACTAATTACCCAATTGGGATTTGGTTGGAGTAAGTATCATCTTACTTATACTACCAATAGTTATCTTTAGCTTCTTATTGATAGATGTTATCGACAGAGGCTAATGTAATCCCTTCTAAGAGACTCTATGTGTAATCTAATACCAATGCATAGGGTCTCTTTACCCTCCCTCTAACACCCCGTAAGCCCCCATTAAATATCTTCTAGGCATTATAGTACCTTATAGAGGATTACCTAGACGGAGAACTTAATGGACAAGACTTACACACAAGAAGATATAGCTGAAGGCAAGAAGAAAATACACCCTAACTCGTTAGCTAATCTTAAACCACGTCATGATAAAGAACACATGGCGATGATGAAAGGCAAGGCAGACGAAGCACGTATACGTAACAATGAAATGAAAGAGAACATGAAAGATGTCCTTGCTCTGGTAAATAACTTATCAGATAGTCTAGTTGATTCTATACCTAAGGGTTTAACTGTAATGAAACTTGCTATGATTAAAGCTATATCAGCTGATGATATGGTGGAGGCATCACGACTTGCTTCTATCGTAGCTGAATACGAACAGCCTAAACTACAGAGAACTGAGAACGTCAATACAAACTTTGACTATACAGATTTAACTGATGAAGAACTGGCTGAAGAAATGAAAAGGTTATCGCAATGAAAAGTTTTATAAACAAAGTACTAAGTAAAGTAAATAGACATCGGGCGTATGAGTTAACTGCCCTGTTCTTTCAAGGTGTACTGATGGGTGCGCTAATTGGTTACACTATAATTTATATTTCAAGAATGATGTAACACACGAGGGCCCTTAACTGGGTCCTCTTTTTAATTGCTACACCGACAAAGCTTGAGTGCTTTTTCGGACACCGACAAAGGACATCACATGCAAGAAATCTTACTGTTCACAGGCGACAACTGCCCTGCTTGCCACCAATTAAAGAACAGGATAAAGGCTGTAGGTTTGACCGACAAAGTAACAGAGGTTAACACCGGCACCGACAACGGAATGGAACGGGCAAAAGAGTATGACATACGGGCAATACCTACTATGCTTATACTAGATAATGGAGAGGTAAAAGATTTACTACGAGGTGCTATGCATAGCGACAATGCTATCAAAGCTTTCTTAAACTTTTGGAGTAACAACAAATGACAGAGTATACTATTAGACTGAAGGACCACATAGACGATAGTGGTGAGAGTACAGTAGGCGTTAGCTTTGAGTCCAGTGATATGGAGCTAGTGCATGATGAAAGTAAAGCGTTCCAGCTAGCATCTTATGTGCTTGACTGTATCCAAAGCTTAGAGGAGGTAGACAATGAGCAGTCACACTGAGACAACTAACGAACGTGGTAAGAGATACGGTTCCTTCCTAGGTCAGAGTCGTATTGCACAAGAGCTTAAGGATACTATGAAGCGTAGTCCTAACTGGACCACCCTGTCTTCATCACAGAAAGAATCCTTAGAGATGATACAACATAAGGTAGCTCGTATTCTTAACGGTGATCCCAACTACTCTGATAGCTGGCATGACATCGCAGGGTACGCAAGCTTAGTTGATGACGAGTTGGAGGGTAGGCTATGAGTGGTAAAGGATCAGCACCTCGGCCAATGCCAGACAGAGACACCTTCAGTACTAACTTCGATGCTATCTTCCGTAACGTGAAAGATAAACCAGAAGAGGCTAGCTCGGCTGAAGCCTCGTCAAAGGGTGACTCCAATGAAAATAAAGATACTTAGGTGTTTAGACCCTAACAAATGGTACAGCTCCCTTGTCGGGGAGTCAGTTCCTTATCATGGTGATACCAGTACCGAGTATGAATCCCGAGAGCCTGAAGGCTACATAAACTTTATATCAAAGTTGGATTCTATTCTTATAGAGGATCAGACTAATGGACTACAAGACATGTAACAAGTGCAACGTAAAGAAAGAAGTAGATGAGTTCTCAATGGAGAGCGGACGTGGATACCGTAAGACAACCTGTAAGCTATGTGTAAGATCAGTAGCTAAAGTACGTCAACACCTGCGGTTAGAAGCGGACTACCCTGAGGATGACTATCAATGTCCTATCTGCTTACGTAACAAAGATGAAGCATCAGGATGTGGAGGGATTAACAAATCCCCATGGGCACTGGACCATGATCACCTAACCAGTAAATTCAGGGGCTGGCTATGCCACTCTTGTAACCGTACTCTCGGTGGACTGAAGGATGACTTCGGTATCCTCGATAGAATTAGAATTTATTTAAAGAAAGGTAGAGAATGAATACATCAAACAAAATCTTATCAGACATCACAGTCTTTTCAAAGTACGCTAAGTATGTACCAGAGCTAGAGCGTAGAGAAACATGGGCTGAGCTAGTCACACGTAACAAAGAGATGCACCAACGTAAGTACCCTAAGTTTAAGAAAGAGATTGAGAAAGCTTACAAGTATGTATACGATAAGAAGATCTTACCATCTATGAGATCATTGCAGTTTGGTGGTGCACCTATTGAGCTAGCCCCTAACCGCATCTACAACTGTGCATACCTACCTATTGAAAGCCCTGAAGCTTTCGCTGAGTCTATGTTCCTATTGCTTGGTGGTACAGGTGTAGGGTATTCAGTACAACGTCATCACGTACGTAAGCTACCGGAAGTTGCAGGCCCTAAGGTTCGTAAGCGTAGGTTCCTAGTGTCAGATAACATTGAAGGCTGGGCTGATGCAATCAAAGTATTGTGTGAATCATACTTCAACAACACTATGGATGTAGACTTTGACTTCCGTGATATCCGACCTAAGGGTGCGATGCTTATCACTACTGGTGGTAAAGCTCCGGGTCCACAGCCCCTTAAGGATTGCTTACATAAGCTACGGTCTGTACTAGACCAAGCTATTGGACGTAACCTAGGGACGTTAGAAGTCCATGACATGATGTGTTACATTGCAGATGCAGTACTGACTGGTGGTATACGTCGAGCTGCTATGATCTCCTTGTTCTCTATGGATGACAATGATATGCTGGCATGTAAGGCTGGCTCATGGTGGGAGTCTAACCCTCAACGTGCACGGTCTAACAACTCAGCTGTGATGTTGCGTAATAAGATTACCAAGGATGCCTTTGATAAACTATGGGAACGTGTGGAACTCTCAGGCTCTGGGGAGCCAGGACTTTACTTTACCAACGACAAAGACTGGGGCACTAACCCGTGCTGTGAGATTGGTCTACGTCCTTACCAGATGTGTAACCTTACAGAACTTAATGCATCTAACATTGAATCACAGAAGGACTTGAATGAGCGAGCACGAGCTGCCTCATTGATTGGTACACTGCAAGCAGGTTACACTGACTTCCATTACCTACGTCCTGAATGGCAAGAGACTTGTCAGCGTGATGCATTGATTGGTGTGGGTATGACAGGCATTGGGTCTGGTACTGTACTCGCTTATGACTTAGAGGAAGCAGCTAATGAAGTTAATAAAGAGAATCGAAGAGTGGCGAATGCGTTGGGCATTAATCCTGCAGCAAGGACAACTACCATTAAGCCGTCTGGTACAAGCTCTTGCGTCCTTGGTAGTAGTTCTGGTATTCACGCTTGGCATAATGACTTTTATATTCGTCGTCAACGTGTTGGTAAGAACGAAGCCCTATATGGTTACTTCTCTGAGAACCATCCAGAGCTGGTGGAGGATGAGTACTTCAACCCTGCGGAACAAGCTGTAATCGAGATACCTCAAGCTGCACCTGAAGGTTCTATCCTACGTACTGAGAGTCCTTTAGAACTCCTTGATAGAGTACGTAGATACAACACTGAGTGGGTAGCACCGGGTCATCAAGATGGACAGAACTCACACAACGTATCATGTACTATCTCATTGAAAGAAAATGAGTGGGAACTGGTAGGTGAGTGGATGTGGAAGAACCGTTACACTTACAATGGTATCTCTGTACTGCCGTATGATGGTGGCACGTACATTCAGGCTCCCTTCGAGGACATCTCTGAAGAACGTTACCGTATCATGGAGAGTGCACTAACTGGTATCGACCTAACTCAAGTGAAAGAAGTAGAAGACAAGACAGACCTCAGTGGCGAGGCTGCTTGTGCAGGTGGAGCCTGTGAACTAACGTACTAACTCCTTACCCCTAATCGACCTGAGCATTGTCATTAAACTGCTCAATGGAGATAACAATGAGTAAATATATATTCGACATAGAAACAAATGGATTCTTCCCTGATAAGATCTGGTGCCTTGTGCTAGAGAATACAACTAACGGTGACATCCTCTCGTACTCAGACTACGACGATGACCTACCCTCAGTAGCTGAAGGGCTTGATGTTCTAAGTAATGCTACTATTATTGCAGGCCATAACATCATAGGCTTTGACTTGCCTGTGCTGAAGAAGCTAACTGGATGGGTACCTAGCGAGAGCACTAAGGTCTGGGATACATTCCTTATGTCACAGCTATGCAAGTACCAACGAGGACATCTGCATGGGCTTAAAGGCTGGGGTGATTTCTTTGAGTACCCTAAAGGTGACCACGAAGATTGGTCTTGTTACAGTAAAGAGATGCTTAAGTATTGTATCCGTGATGTTAACCTCAACACCAAGGTGTACGAACGTGTGTCTAAAGAAGCATCTATCTTAATCAAACAGAACCCTAAGTTCCTACAGGCACTGACAGCAGAGCATGACTTTGCTATGGTGAATGCAGAGATTACTGAGAAGGGTTGGGTGTTTAACATGCCCAAGGCTGAAGCTTTGTATGAACAACTGTTGGATAGGATGGAGTACATTGAGGACGAGATTGAACCTCAGCTTGGTAAGGTAGCTGTAATGAAGGGTAACAGGGAAGTAGACCAGATCGTTAAGAAAGACGGTAGCTACTACAAGAGAGTGACAGATTGGTTTGAACTAGAGGCAGACATAAGAGCTTCCGAAGGTATCATTGCAGGTCCGTACACTCGTATAGAACTTAAGGATGTTAGGATAGGTCAGATGGATGAGGTTAAGAAGTTCCTAATGGACAGAGGGTGGAAGCCTGATGACTGGACTGTTAAGAAGATTAACGGTAAGTGGATACGACAAAGCCCCAAGCTAACTGACACATCTCTGAAACCCTTAGGTGTCTTAGGTCAATTGATTAGTGAGTACTACATGCTACGTAACCGTATGGCTACAGTAGAAAGTTGGATAGCAGAAGTCAAAGACCCTGAAAGGTTTAATGATGGAAGACTACATGGCTCTATGTTTACTATTGGTACTCCATCCTTCAGATGCAGGCACCGTACTATCGTCAACATCCCGGGTGTCTATGCACCCTATGGTAAAGAACTACGTAGCCTATTGACCTGTGAGAAAGGTAAGAAAGTTATTGGTGCTGACTCTGCAGGTAATCAGTTCCGTGGTCTATGCCACTACATCAACGATGATAAGTTTACCAATGAGGTAATCAATGGGGATGTACACCAGCGTAATGCAGATGTACTAGGTATCAGTAGGCCGGGAGCTAAGACTTTCATCTACGCCTATCTCTTTGGTGCAGGTCATGCTAAGCTTGGTGAGGCTATCTCTGGTAAGAAGTCTGCTAAGATTGGTAAGGAAGCTGACGCTAAGTTCAAGGCTACACTACCGGGGCTTAAGATTCTTAAGGATCAACTAGAGGAAGAGTACCGCATGTCTCAGATGAAGACAGGCCAAGGGTTTATCATAGGTGCTGATGGTCGTAGGGTTATGGTAGCGTCTGAACACCAGACACTTAACTACCTACTGCAAACGCTAGAAGGTATTACCTGTAAGGCTGCGCTAGTCTACGCACACAAGAAGATCAAAGAGTGTGGGTTAAACGCCTACCCTACCTTGTTCTATCATGATGAGACAGTGTTTGTAGCTGACGAGAAAGATGCTGAAGCAGTAAGAGATATCTGTGTTGAGGCATTTAGAGAGGCACCCAAATCAGTAGGTGTCATGTGTATGGATGGTGATGGACAAATTGGAGACAGCTATGCTGACGTTCACTAATAAAGAAACAGAAGAGTTTGAATTTGATAAGTGTTTCATTGACGGTGACTCTATGTTATACCGTATCGCTTACACTACCAACTCAGATGCACAAGCAGCAAGTACCTTTGACCTAGCCTTACTGGCTGTGATGAGAGACACTGGGAGTGCTAAGGGGTATGTTGCTGTAAAGGGTAAGGGTAACTTCCGTTACTCCCTTACGGATGACTACAAGGCTACACGTAGTAAGACTGATATGGACCCTCACGTTAAGGATAGACTGGCTAACCTGTACCAGTACTGTTGGGATACTAACTGTGTTCAGTCTGATAACTGTGAGGCAGATGATGTGGTATCTATCTGGGCTACTGAAGCTGAGCAGATGGGTACTTCCTTTGTCATAGCT